GGGCAGTTGTCCAGGGAACATTTGTCCCTGTTGCCTTGACATTCCCCTTTGCGTTCATCGGCCACGGTAATCACGCATCGTGGCCAACGCCATTTTTTCAAGGACTTCTATCGAAGCATCCAACAGGTTTGCAAAAAAATCAGGGTCAATGTTGTAGTCGGGACCCAACTCTGGATGTTTGCGACATTCTTCAACATACATGTTGCGGAAGTCGTCAATGTTGCGTTCGGAAAACCCCAGTGCATAAACCGCTAGCGACAAAGCGACCGAACTGAATCTAGCTTCTTTTTTTGGTGGCGTGTATCTCACGACGCCCTCGCATCCAGGATGCCGATGACCTGTGATGCTTCACCCTGAGTCAACTGTTCCAACTTGTTGATTGGTCGGTTGATGAGATCGGCGCACACCTCGGTCTTCTCGGTGAACGACTGGATGCCTTTGGCGTTGAGCAGCGCACGAATCTTGCCGATCTGCGCCTTCGTCGCCAACTCGCCAGGGTTCTTCGGGTACGGCTTCTCGGTCTTGGCGTCCTCGGCAACCACCTTCACTTGGTCACCGAACACGGTTTTGACTTGCTCGACGGTGACGGGTTGTTCGGCGGCTTTGAACGCGTCACGCAACTTCGGTGCGTCCGCATCCGACAGGTTCCCCAAATCGACACCGGCGGCTTTCGCCACCTCGTCAGGGTTGATGCCCTTCTTGGTGCACGCTTCACGGAACTTGGTGACGAAATCAGGGCCAGCGGGTTTCGGTTCGGCAGGTTTGCGTGGTGCGGTCTGCTGTTCTTCCCACTCGGACTTCGACCACAGGCTAAGGCTGATACCGAAACGCATCGCTGCGTTGCGCAGGAAGTCGCCAATCAGTTCCTTGTCCAAGTCGGGTTTGTCGTGGCGTGCCGAACCGACACCCAACCGCGACTGACCGAGCACGGTGAGCCTGCCCCACATCACCGCCATGCCGTTCACGACGTTGATCGCCGGTCTGCCGTCGGCAGTCCACGCGACGGGTTCCCACGACCACAGCGGGTCGACCTCAATCAGAATCTTGGTGATCTCGGCGTGCCCCACGAAGTCGAGCGTGACGCCGCCTCGCGGGAGTTTGCCGACGATGGACGGGTCGGGTACACCGTATCGGGTGAGGATGTCTTGCAGGTTCATTGGTTGTTCTCCTTGTTGATTTGGTTGTTGATTTCTTCGATTACATCTGGCCGGTTCTTCGTGAGCCACTCCCAGGCGAGGTTGCGGCGCATCGCATACCGCTGGTTCGCACGCTTCTGTTTGGCTTTGCCGTTGCCGTTGTGGTAGTACTCGCGGTTGTAGGTGCTCATTTGTTCACCCTGAACGTGCGCACCGTCGTCTGCTTACGGAACTTCTCCCACAACGCGGGATGCTCAGCCTGGAATCGTTTCGTGTCGAAGCTGTCGCGGGTCGATGTCTTCCATGAGCACACCAACTCGTCTTGAATCATCCCGTACTCGGCGTCACCCAGAATCGCGCACAGTTCTGCCTTGCACGCATCCTCGGTAGCCTCCGCCTGCTTGATCTGTTCTTTGGCGAGCAGCAGCCGCTCGATGGTGGCGAGGGCTGACATCGGCAGGTCAACCTCCTTGCTTTTCTCACCCGCAGGGTGACGGTCCTGCACGTGCCGGTACTCCAACACCGCATCATCGGGCATCATGCCCATGTCGATAGCGGCCAAGAATCTGCGGCACGCCTCAATGTGGGTTTGCTTTTCGTCGCTGGACACGCCCTGAATGTGGAAGTGCAGGTCGAGCGTGGAGTCGAACACGACCCACGTAATCTCCGAGACACCGGTGCAGATCGCCTGCTGAACGCCCTGCCAATACCAGTAGTCGGGGAGTTCGCCGCGCCACATCTTGTTCGTCGTCTTCTGCTCGAACACCCTGCCGTCGGCAGTCATCGAGTCAATCGTGGCAATCAGGCGCACCCCTGGCTCGTCCCAACAGTAGAGGGTTTGCGGCTCGCTGAGTTCAGCGCCGAGTAGTTGTGACGCCCAGCCTCGGATCGGTGCTTCGAGCGTGGTGCCGCGCAGCATCGCAGAGTTCTGCTCTTTCGGTTGCGGCGGCGTGTCGGACAGCAGTTCGTTGGCGAGGTCAGCCACCGTTATGAACGGGTGTTGGCCGTGGACTGCTGCGCACGCCGACGCTGCGATGCGGGCTTCACCATTGTCGTTGCGCCAGCGGACTTCGAGCCAGGCTTGCGAACCGTGAACGGGTTTCGGTATTTGTGTCAACATGATTCCTCCTGTTTGGTTGTTGGGTTCACCTTATCGGGTGGGTGTCACGGAGTCAAATACCCCATTCGGGTTCTCCGAGCACGACAAGCTTGTTCACCATGCCGACGGGGATGTGGCTGACCATGCCGACGGTATCCATGTCGGGCAGTTCGTCGGGCATGTACGAGCCGGTGATGGACACGTAACCTGGCATAAGGTCGGGCCACAGGAAGCCGACGGATACGACGTGGCACGGCTTCGGTTTGTACTCCTTCATGTCTATCCAGCCGTTGCTGGAGTCGAACGCGTCAGTCCAGTGGACTGCGACGAGCGACCACGGGCAGCTCATTTTGGTATCCCGTCACCAGTGTTCGAGGTTGAGTAGGTGCCAAGCAGTCGCGCAAGTTTGTCTATCAGGTTGCGGTCCCGCAGCCAACCGTCTGGCGAATAGTCGGTTTCGGCTGCGTGCGCGATTGACACGGCGGCCAGCAGAGCGATTACTTCTCCCGCCGTGAGCGCAATCGTCTTGGTTTCGTCGTCCCACGGATCGTGCACATCTACCATTTTTCTTTCCGCCTGTCTACCGCAAAAATCGGGGCGTGGAAGGTGATGTTGTGCTTCGGGGTCACCACCGCCAACGCCTGCTGCGGCGGCTCGTACTGGAAGTTGTTGATGAACGCATACTCGTCATAGCCCTTCAGCGAGCCGTTGACGACGAGGTGCGGGGATGGCAGGTATTGGTGCCAGTGCCCGATCCACAGCGTCGAAAAGTCGTGTCCGGTGGTGAGGTACCGTTGGGCTTTGCGTGCCCGCATCCGCATGATCGGCGGATAGATGCCGCCGATACCGCCACCACCCGAAACCTGGTCACCGTGCGACAGCAGGTGGTTCCACTCGTAGATGGTCACCAAAGCATCGGTGCCTTCAGGGATGTCGAACGTGACCCGTTTGTCTTTGGCGAAATGCTTCTGCACCATCTTGCCGAGCAGCCAATCAAAGTTCGTTTTCGCCCGCAACTTCATCCGCGGCTTACGAGACATGCGCCCGTGGTTGCCGACCACGACAGGTACGTGGACTTTGCCGAACTCCGACACGAGCACATCGACTGCGGCGGCCACCTGCTCGGACCAGAACAGCACCGACGAAATCATCGTGTCCTCGTTCGTTTGGGCGAGTTCTTCGTGGATGTCGCCTGAGAAGATGTCGCCACCCAACATCATCACCACCCCGTCATACTCGACACCGGCGAGATAGTGGCGTGCGACGTTCACGGTGTTGGTCGCCCACTTGTGGAGGCGCATGACGGCGATCTCACGGTTGTAGGCGTTCAAACCTTCTACTTCGTCGGGGTTGACGACCTCATCGAAGTGGGTGTCCGACAGCATCAGCAGCAGGGTGGCTGCGGATGGTTTCGGTTTGGCTGGCGTCATCCAGCGTGGCGGCTCCAGGGTGGACTGCTCGACGGCGGACACGATGGACAGGGCACGGTTCGCTGCATCCAGCTCCTCACGGATGCGGCTCAACTCTTTGGTGGCGGTGTCCCGTTCACGGCGGGCTTTGATGAGGTCGGCTTTTGCCAGCGCCTCGTTCTCGGTTTCGAGTTCGTCTTTGAAACTCATTGTTCGCCCTTCAGGTGGTCGCGGCGCATTTCGCTCATGGTGCCGATGCTGATGCGGATGCCGCGTTTGGCGAGCACCCGACGCAACGCAGCCTGGCTGATCGTCGGGGTTTCCAACGCCTCCATGAACTCTTTGAACTCGTCGGGTTCCAACTTCTCGCGTATCTCCGTCATCTTGGTGCGGCGCGGTCCGATTGAATCGGACAGCAGTTCGTCCATCAGGCCCATGTTGATTCCCCCGTCTTGAAACGGTGACGCAGGTTGTTGAAGATGCGGTCCATTTCGGATTGTTCGGTTTTGCGTCGGCTGCGAATCATGTTGAGGCAGCCGAGGTAGCCGATGGCGTCACGCGTATTGTCCGGCACGTCCAACCCTGCTTCGAGTTCGTTCCACAGTCGGCTGAGTTTGACGGCGACCATGAACAGGACTGCTTCTTCGGCGCTCATGTGGCGGCCCGTTATCGCACCGAAGATTTCGGCGGTGCGCGAGTAGTCGTCTAGCGGATGGTCGTAGTCGTCTTGGCGGGCACCGGTGATGAGGTTGTATGCCTCATTTACGATCTCCGCGCCATCGGTTTTGTTTTGCATACTTCCCCTTTGTGAGTTGTTCGATTTTCTCAATCAGGTTCCACAGCTCGTCCTGATCGGACACCCCTGGGTAGACCTTCCTAAGAAACTTGGCTATCGCCTTCAACTCCATTTTGGTGAACTGTTCGCCCATTGTCAAGTATTCCCTCCGAGGCGTGGAACTCTAGGTGGCGGGTGAGGCGTTCGTCAACCTTGTCCACCTTCGTTTCGATGCGGTTCTGGGATTTGTAGAGCATGGTGAGGATGCCGCGGACGTAGGCGTGGTCGTCGTGGTTTTCTTTGCGGAACTTCTGTAGGGCTGCGACGATGATGCCGCCGACTGCCGTTATTGCGGCGACGATGATGCTTGCGACGGCCATGTCCATGTCAAATCATGTTCACCTTAGCAAACGCTGAGGCGACCCTGTGTGGCGAGTCGGCCATTCTCGGTGAGATTTCTATGTGTATCCAGTCGCCGCCTGGTGCGCCGTGGATCGTCGGCTTGTCGTAGACTTGCCATTGTTGGCGGTCGCATCGCCAGCCTCTGCCGAAACCTTCCCAGTAGTCGAGAATCATTTCTACGCCGAGCAGCTGGTTGTTGGCTGTGATGATGTCGATGAGGCGTTCGGCTTGTTTTCTGCCGTTTGGTTTGCCGCGCCACGACAAATCCATCGCCCTACCCGTGGCGTGTACCGACAAGCCTTCTTTGCCGCGCATCGGGCGTACGACCCACGTTCCGTTGTTCCAGAGTGTGCCGCCGGTGAGGTTGCAGGCTTGGCGTACCCATTCTTCGGTGCCGTGCCGTTTGGCTTTGGCTGGGCCGTCGCTGGTGCCGGTGTATTTACGCGGCTTCACTGCCGCGCCCGAATACTGGGTCTTTGGGATTGACCCAGCGGATGATCGGCGGAATGGCTGCGGCAAGTAGGGCTTTCAGCAGGTCTTCTGGTGCGTAGTTGCCGGTGGAGACGACGGCGAGTACGGCTGCGAGACAGCTGCGTGCGTAGGAGGCGAGTACGGCTTTGTGTTGTGTCGAGAGTTTCATTCTTGTTCTCCGTTCTGTGGTGCTACGAACACGTCGTTCACCGCATCATAGGTATCACCGATGCCTGCGTACTTCTGACGAAATCGCCCTGAATAACTTGTCTGTCGCCATTCGCCAGCGAGTTTCAGCGTGTTGGCGATGAACGCACGACCAGCCGCATCCGTGTCAGGGAACGAGAGCGTCGGTTCACCGCACACATCGTTGCTGATAACAATGACTTGCTGAACGATGTTGTCGTCGTTGAGTTGAGCGAAGTGCGCCATCATGACCACCCGATAGTTCCAGAAGCGTTGAAGGTGAATATGAGATGCGTCGCCGTTGATGACGCAGTTCCACCCGTAAGAGTTGTCGGATAACGGAATGTAATCGGGTAGCGCAAGATGACGACACCTGAACCGCCAGCACTACCAGCAATTCCAGGTGTGGTCACGCCGTTGTTGTTCGCACCACCGCCGCCGCCACCCGTATTCGGTGTGCCTGCCGTACCGCTATTAGAAGTAGTTGATGAGCCGCCGTCACCGCCGCCGCCAGCACCACCAGACGCAGGTGAAGTAGCCGTGTTCACCGCACCACCGCCGCCACCACCACGAGTGACCGATGTGCCTGTGATAGATGATGCGTTGCCAGCACCACCAGCAGGTGTTGTCGCACCCGAAGTTCCTACCGCATCAGAACCGCCACCGCCACCACTATTCGCACCTGAACCAGCACCACCAGCGAAACCTTGATTACTCGTACCTGAACCAGCCGCACCCGTACTAGAACCGCCACCGCCGCCCGAACCACCGTTCTTGCCTGCGTTCCCGTCGCCAACCGTAGAAGCACCACCACCACCACCACCCGTAGAAGTAATCGTCGTCAGCCCTGTGCCAGCGATAGAACTGTCCGTTCCACTTGTACCCCTGTTCGTTGCCGTGCCACCACTACCGCCGCCGCCGACAGTAATCGTGTAAGTGACACCTGCGGAAGCAGAGAAAGTCGCTTCCGCCGCCGCACCACCACCACTATCTTCGCCCACGACAGAGTTGCGATAACCACCAGCACCACCACCACCGCCACTACCGTTTGATTGTGAACTGCCGCCGCCGCCACCGCCACCAGCGATGACGAGAAACTCAACAGCAGACGGAACAGCAGTAGTAGCGGCTCTCTTAGTCCACCCTGATACTGATGTGCCAGAGCG